TAGAAAAATTACGATGAATGTTGCTAGGATTAAAAAAGAACTTGATGAAGGTAAAAAGCCCGAACCCTTCGAACTTGGTAATTTAGAAGCCAAAAGAGACTGGAGTCATGCAGAAGATTTTGTAAGGGCTGTTTGGCTGATGCTAAAAGAAGATAAGCCAAAAGATTATTTACTTGCATCTGGCGAAACTCATACAGTGAGGGAATTTGTAGAAGAGGCATTTGAAGTCGCAGAAATAGAAACTCACTGGCACGAAGAAGATAATCCAATTAATACTAAATTAGTGCATACTAAAACTGGTTCTATTTTATTAAATATTAATAAAAATTATTATCGACCAGCGGAAGTTGAACTTTTACTTGGAGATCCATCAGAAGCTCAAAAAGATTTACATTGGGAAAAAAGCGTTGACTTTCCTGCTTTAGTTCGTAGGATGGTTCAATATGACATTAAAGAAATTAACGCCTCATAAAAAAAGACAAGGTATAATTGCTAAATTGGTCGATATTCCAAAAGATCAAAAAAGATTCTTTTGGGCAAGAGAAATGAAACTTCTCAAAGACCTAGAATCTAGGTATTCTCTAGACTTCTTAGAAATTGTTACTTTTCCTAAAAAATATGATAGTCTTGCATATATAGTTTCTAAAGAGCTAAAAGAAACTATGGATAAAAAATGGCGGAATTTTAACTTTAAAGTTGACTTATCCAAATATGACAGATACCCTTTAGGAGAAAAAAGTGGAAAAGATTATATCCACACAGATAATAAACCAAAAAGTACAAAAGATTTATTTAAATGAGTGATAAAGACGCAGAAATACTAGAAAAGTTTTTAAAAGACAAAAAGGGGCAACATTACAACTTCGAGGAATCTATTGATTATAAAGCATCAAGCGGATCTCTTCAACTCGATTTAAACTTAAATGGCGGATTCGGCCCAGGATTACATAGGTTTGTTGGAATGAACGAGGGTGGTAAAACCTCAGCCGCGTTAGAGGTAATGAAAAATATGCTTAATACCCAAAACGATGCTAAAGGTTTTTATATTAAAGCAGAAGGCCGCCTTTCAAACGAGATGGTGGCTAGGTCTGGCGTTAAATTTGTATACGATGCAAAAGAATGGGAAGCTGGAACCTGTTTTGTTTTTGAAAGCAATATTTATGAGGTTGTAGTAGATGCCATTAAGACCTTAGTTGATCAAAACGAAGACAAACATAAATACTGTTTTATTTTGGATTCGGTAGATGGGTTAATATCACAACAAGACATTGATAAATCTTTTTATGATTCTAATAAAGTGGCTGGTGGAGCAGTAATTGCAGCCAACTTTATGAAGCGAATGTCTATTTCTCTTGCAAAAAGGGGTCATATGGCCATTTTCATTAGCCAGGTGAGGGCAGACATTAAGTTAGACCCATACTCCAAAGCTCCGATACGTCAGACGTCAGCAACTGGCGGTAATGCCCTTCTACACTTTGCAAATTATATTATGGAATTTGAACCAAGATTTAAGTCTGACATGATTTTACAAGACCCAGCGAAGAAGCAGCCAGACCCCAAGACTAATCCGATTATTGGTCATTGGGCCAAAGTTACGATTAAAAAATCACCTAATGAAAAAACCAATAATACCATTATGTATCCTATTAGATATGGTAGAACTGGCGGAAAGTCAGTTTGGGTAGAAAAAGAGCTAGTAGACCTCCTTTATATGTGGGAGTTCGTCACTAAAAAGGGCGCTTGGATCACTATTGGAGAAGAGCTAAAAGAGCTTGTGCAGGATGTCGTACAAGATTTACCAGAAAAAGTTCAAGGAGAGGCTAATTTATTCAAGATGGTGGAAGAAAATGAATCTCTTTCAAAATTTTTAATAAATTATTTTAAATCTAATATTGGTGAACTTTAAAACTTTATATGGCAAAGAAAAACCAGTAAGAAATCCACATAAATATAAAATTAAGTGGAACGGAAAATCTAGGAGCAAATTTCAAAAAGAAGTTAAAAAATACTTATACAAGCATTGGAAATATGATTTGGTATTTGAAGAATTTAGAGTCGTTGGAACGTTTTTGACTATAGATTTTTATAATCATACTAAAAAAATAGCTATTGAGGTTCAAGGGGCCCAACATTTACAGTTTGTTAAACATTTTCATAAAACTAGAGCTAATTTTGTTCGTCAGATACGCAGAGATGACAAAAAAATGGATTTTTGCGAAATAAATAATATTAAATTGTTACAAATTTATCCAGATGATAAATTATGTGAGGAATATTTTTTAAACCTTTTAGACCTAGTGTAAAATACTATATGTCGAAAGCAAAATTTAAAAAATTTCAATTACCTACAAAATTAATTTCCCAACTATATGAATTAACTGGAGGCCCAAAGCATTACAAAGGATTTTTAATTGCATATTGCGATGAAGCTGGCACTCCTATAGTCTATAGCAGCTTTGACTCTCAAATTACTGAATCTGGACTAATTAAGTCTATGGAAAATTATTTAGAGCAATACTCTCAAAATACTTACGAAATAGAGCCAGAATAATTATTGACAATTTATAGATGTGCGTTAACATGCACCATATATGATATATAGTTTGGAAATTGAAAAGCAGGTTTTAGCTGCGTTTATACAAAAACCAAAGGTATTAATTAATTTTATTCATCTTATCAGTGAATCTGATTTTTATGACGGATCACTTTTACACAGGACATTATTTTCTGTGTTAAAAAGAGCCTGTGAACAAGATGAGTCTATTGATGATGTAGTTTTAGTTCAAAGAATTAAAGACCTTGGAATAAGATTTGAAGAAGATATATCTTTAATTGATTATGTAAGATCGCTTTCTATGAGAAAGGTCTATTCTGATTCTAAAATTAAGTCCTCTATCAAAGAATTAAAAAAATATAGCGTTCGTAGGGAAATAGGCAAAACTGCAAAAAACATTGCAGAAAATATGAAAAATATTTCTCCAGAAACTTCATATCTTGAAATTATTGAGTCTGCTGATCAAATCTATAACGATAAAATTAATTTATTTGAAATTGGCTCGGATTCTCCAGAAAATATTTATGATAAAATGGAAGAATTTATAGAACATCGTGGTAACAACCCAATAGATGAATTTGGTATGATGGGCCCACATGAAAAAGTAAATGATATATATGGGTCTCTGCTAAGGCCTGGAAATATAACTGTTGTTGTAGCTCGCTCAGGTGTTGGCAAAACACAGTTTTGTATGCATTACGCTACACAAGTATCAAAGCGTTACGATGTTCCAGTTTTACATTTTGATAATGGTGAGATGAGTAAAGAAGAGTTAATTATTCGTCAATGCGCCTCTTTATCTGGCGTTCCATCTTATCTTCTTGAAAGTGGTAAATGGCGACAAGCTGGAGATGATGTTGTAAACAAGGTCCGATCTGTTTGGAGTAAAGTAAAAAAATTAAAGTTTTATTATTACAATGTCGGCGGTATGGATGTAGATTCTATGACCAATACGTTAAAACGCTTTTATTATTCTAAAGTTGGTCGGGGAAACAGAATGGTTTTTTCTTTTGATTATATTAAAACTTCATCCGAACAATCCAATAAAAATGAGTGGCAACTAGTTGGAGAAATGGTAGATAAATTTAAAAAATGTATTCAAAAAGAAATATTAGAAGATGGAGATCCAGTAATACCGATGATTACTTCTGTTCAATCTAATCGCAGCGGTATTACCACAAATCGCAACGCTCAAAATATTATAGATGACGAATCTATAGTTTCTTTATCAGACCGTATTACTCAGTTTTGTTCTCACATGTTTATATTGCGACAAAAAACTCATGACGAAGTAGCAGATGATGGAGCGCAATTTGGTACGCACAAACTTATTAACGTTAAAGCTAGACACTTAGGTAACGATATAGCGGGCGCTGTTGAGCCCGTTCAAGTTGATGATAATCTTAGAAAGAATTTCATAAATTTAGAATTTAAAAATTTTAACATTACTGAATGTGGCGATCTTAGAGATATAGTTAATTTTAGGAATACTGGTGGCGATTTAGTTCAAACTAATCAAGCAGAAATACCTTCATTTGATGACCTATAAAGATACTTTAGAAAAACTTGGTTACAATCTTCAAGATTGCGGTAATCACTGGCGCACTCGCGCAATATATAGAAATGGAAAAACTAATACTTCTGTTATAATCTATAAAGATAGTGGCGTTTGGAGAGATTTTGGTGCCGATACTCAGTCAAAACCTTTTAATGCTTTAGTTAGAGAAACTTTAAACACAGATGACCCTAAAATTTTATCTAGTTATTTAGTTGATTCAGATCAAACCCATAAACCAGATAAAAAAGAAAAGATAGAAATGGAAAAAATTTATCCAGAGTCTTATTTAGACAAACTTTTGCCAATGAAAACCTTTTATGAAAAAAAGGGTATTTCTGGACACATTCAATCTATTTATAAATGTGGTTATGCAGGTGGAGGCAAAATGTATCGTCGTATTGTTTTTCCAATATATAATCTTGAGGGGCAAATTCATGGGTTTTCTGGAAGAACTGTCGTCAATGACGGAAATACGCCTAAATGGAAACACATGGGTAAAAAAACTGGTTGGCTTTACCCACATCACATATCTAAAAAACCAATTGAAGAATCTAAAGAAATAATTTTAGTGGAGAGTATAGGCGATTGCTTAGCTCTTTATCAAGCTGGCTTTAAAAATGTTTTAGTTACTTTTGGTTTAGACGCTTCTTCAAAACTAATTTCTTATCTTAATACATTTGAACTAGATAGGATTATTGTTGCAACAAATAATGATAATAATAAAGAAATAAATTCAGGGGGAATCGCATCTGTTAAAACAGTTGCAAAACTAGCTCAAATTTTTGATCTATCTATCATAAGAGTTAATCCACCATTATCTAATGACTTTGGAGAAATGTTAGAATGTGATACTGGTGGTCTTAACAACTTTAGACAATGGTATCAACGAAAAGACAAATGGTGCATGGGCGATAAAAAATTTCAAAAATATATTATTAAACAAATCAACAAATACGAACAACTAAAGAAAAACACTCACTGCAAAAAATTATTAAAAATTTTAAATGGAAGTTAAATTATCAGCTAGTCGTATAAAAACGGCTCAGTCTTGTAGTTGGATTTATTGGTCTAAGTATAAGCAAAAAATACCAGATACTAATAATGATGGCGCTAGACGTGGAAGCATTTGCCATAACGTATTTGAACATTTAGCGAAGCAAAAAACAAAAAGATCTTTTAATAAAATAGTTAAAGATCAAGACCCTTTTACAGATAAGGCTGTTAAAGAAATGATTTTAAGCGAAGCCTCTCAAGAAGGTATAGATGATGAAGCCAACATCACACTTATGAAAGAAATGATACTAAATGGTTTAGATTGTAACTTTCATGGCGAAGATTTAGGAATACCAACTGAAAGTTATGCTGAACTAGAATTTGATATAAAAGAAAATGGGTATCATATAAGAGGATACATAGATCAACTTTTTTTATATAAAGAAAAAAAAGTAGCGCTAGTAAGAGATTTTAAAACATCTAAAAAAATATTTGAAGGAAAAGAAAAAGAAGATAATTTACAAGATTATATATACTGTTTGGCAGTTAAACATTTATTTCCAGAATATGTAAAAAGAAATTCTGAATTTTTATTTTTAAAATTTAATTTAAAAAAAGAGGGCTTGTTAAAAATGAAGCCAATAGATG